GTTCGATGGAAATCAAACGTATTTAAAAAATAAAAAATAAATAATAACTCAATAAGGAGATATACTTATGGCAAATACAAATGCTATGACTAAGAAAAACAGTGCAGGTGCACTGGCTACAATCAACCTAAGAGGCGACTCTGGAAGAGGTAGCGAAGAAATAAAATCGGATGATATGTCAACACCGATTTTAAAAATCCTTCACCAACTATCACCTGAATGTAACAAGAGTAATGCAAAGTACGTAGAAGGTTCACAACCTGGTATGATCTATGCAAAAGGTCTTGGTACATTAATAGATGGAAACGAAGGTGTGGAAGTTGTTGTTGCACATGTGCAAACAAGATTTCCAGAGTGGCAGGAAATGGGAGATACAGCAGCTCCACCTGTCGCAACACATCTATCAATACCTGATGATGCTGTTGAAGAAAGGAACGGTAAGTACAGATTATCAAATGGTAATTACTTAGAAAAAACTGCATACTTTTATGTAATAGTTTTAGGTGAAGAACCTAGACCTGCAGTGATTACTATGAGATCATCTAACTTAACACCTGCGAGAGAATTAAATCAGTTGATCAAAAATCTTAGATTTAAGGATGACAAAGGTGTTTACAATCCAGCGGCATATGCAGCAGTTTATAATTTAAAAACTGTTGGTAAAGTTGCAGGAAGTAAAAGCTGGCATGTCTATAAACCAACCATGGCGAGAGCTTTGGATGTATCTAAGAAAGAGGATGCAGACTTATACTTAATGGCACAAGAGTTTCAAAAATCTGTGTCTAAAGGTGCAGCGAAACCTGAGTATGAGAAAAACGATAAACCTCAAACTGAGGATATTGTATAATTCACTAAGTGGATACTCTAGAGAAGAGGCGGAACCGGGAGACTGGAACCGCCTCTATAAAAAAATTAAAGGGATACAGACATGGAAGAGTTCAGGAAAGCATTTACAGGTTTAGAACGTAATTTTGGTTTTTGTAATGTTAACAATGGTTACACAGATCCAGATACAGGAAAAATAAAATTTAGATCAGGTGATTATGGTTGGTCGGGTAAACCAATCACAGACAAAGATTATCAACAACATTTAGATGGAACTAAATCAATAGGTATACAACCATGTAATGATGATGGTTTAGCAAGATTTGGTGCAATAGATATTGATCCAAAAGTATATAAAAATTTAGATGTAAAATATTATTTAGATATTATTCAAGAAAAAGAATTACCATTAATTCCCGCAAGATCAAAAAGTGGTGGATTACATTTATATGTATTTACAAAAGAATTAGTTAAAGCAAAGATTATAAAAGATTTTTTAGAAGAAGTTTTATTTTTATTTAAGTTACCAATCAATACAGAGATTTTTCCAAAACAAACTAAATTAGGTAACAATACAGATGGAGATAAAATAAATGGTAATTTCATAAATCTTCCATACTTTAATAAAAATGAAAGAGTTGCATTGTCTCCAAACGGAGAAGAAATGTCTGTTGAATTATTTTTAAATTGTATTGAATTAAATAAACAAACTTCAGATCAATTAAAACAAATATCAAATAATATTATTCAAAAAGAATTAATAGGTGGTGCAGAAGAATTTAAAGATGGTCCACCATGTTTAGAAATATTATCTAAAAACAAAATGAAAGATGGTCGTGATAGATTTTTATATAACTACATGGTCTTTGCTAAAAAGAAATATTCTGACAACTGGAGAGATAAGGTTTTACAAGCAGGTAGAAATTACTTTGAATTTAATTCTACTTGGACAGATGATCATATTAAAATGAAAATAAAAACATGGGACAAAGAAACTAAAGGTCACACGTGTAGTGATGAATTACTTGCACCTGTGTGTGTTAAATCTGAATGTGTAAAAAGAAAATTTGGAATTATATCTGATAAAAAAATTAATTGGCCCTTGATGACTAATCTACAAAAGATAGATTTTAAACCAGACCCTGAATATTATTTTACAGTTGAAAATAAAAAAGGTGAATCTGTTCCTGTACATGCAAAAGATGTAAATAAAATTAAAGATCAAAAAGAATTAAGAGGTTTAATTATGGCGCAAGTTGATGTGCTTCCTCCACCTATTAAAGCAATGGAATTTTATGAAATGATAAATGCATTACTAGATACCGTTGATACAGTGCAACCGGCTCCAGGGACCAGGCCAATGGAGATACTAAAGAAATTATTAAGAGAACATATAAACGGGCCTCAGGCTACAACATATAATTCTTTTTTAAGTGGTAATGTATTAAAAGATAAAGAGTATGCATATTTTGTGTATGACGATTTCTATAATTTTTTAAAAGAAAATGAATGGAAAAAAGATGCATCAAGAACTTCTTACATGATTGAAAAAATGTTTGAGAAAGAAAAAGATCATTTACCTAAACCAGAGTTTGGTAAAAAGAAAAGATTCCCTGGTACAAATAAAAAAACAAATAAACCATATCCAGGTGTAAATGGTTGTGCAGCTATTCCATTGTATTTATTTAAAGAAGAGGAAGAAGTTGAAGAAATAATAGAGGTAGAAAACGAGGATGATATTGTCTAATGATATATAAATATTTTGGTCCTCCAGGTACAGGTAAAACACATAAACTAATTAGTAGAGCTAAAGCTTATATTAGAATAGGTACACCTTTAGATAAGATTGCATATTTTGCTTTTACTAAAAAAGCAGCTGATGTAGCTAAAAATAGAATGCCAGTAGATAATGATAAATTATATTATTTTAGAACACTTCATTCATTTGCTTTTGATCAATTACAGTTGAACACTAAAAAAGTAATGCAAGGGGAAGACTACACTAAGATAGGTAAGAAAGTAAATTTAAGAGTTAAATACTTTGATAAATATAACAAAGAAGAAAAATTTTATTTAGATAATGATAGTCCATACTTTCAAATGATTGGAAGAGCTATGAATAGAGATGTAACTCCTAGAGAAGAGTTTGATAGAAACGAACATAATACTAAAGAAATTAGATGGCCATTATTAAAAAACATATATGATAATTTAATAGAATATAAGAGAGTAAAAAAGAAATTAGATTTTAATGATATGATTTCAAGATTAATTGATAAGAAAGATTTACCTAAATTTAAGGTAATTTTTATAGATGAAGCTCAAGATTTATCTCCATTACAATGGAAATTATTTGATAAATTAAAAGAATATACAGAAGATATTTATTTAGCAGGTGATGATGACCAAGCTATTTTTGCTTGGGCAGGAGCTGATGTTAATAGATTTATAAATGAACCTGCAAAAGAAAAAGTATTAAAATATTCAAAAAGAATATCAAGAGCAGTGCAAGAACAATCTATAATTCCATTAAATAATATAATTGGACAAAGAAAATTAAAACAATATTATCCAAGAGACTATGAAGGTCTTTGTGAAAGAATAAATAATTTAGATCAAATAGATGTAACAGAGGGTAAATGGTTAATATTAACTAGAACGGTTTCTAGATTAATAAAAATGATAAAAGAATTAAGAAAAAGAAACTTATATTATCAAACTAATAAAGGTAAATCATTTAAAGTATTATTATATAATGCATCTGTAAATTATAATTCATGGTGTAGAGGTATTGAATTAGATGAAAAAGAAATAAAAGACATAAAACAATTTATTGGATCTGGACCTGAAACATGGAATAAAGATGTTGATTGGTTTGATGCATTTACAGAAGCTGATTTAGATGAGAAAGAATACATAAAAAATATGTTAGATAATGGAGAAGATTTAGATAAAGAAGCAAGAATACTTGTATCTACAATTCATGCAGCTAAAGGTGGTGAAGAAGATAATGTTATATTGTGTTTAGATTTAGGTCAAAAAATAAAAAAAGCAATTAAAAAGAGTCAAGATAAGTATGATGAAGAAAATAGAGTTTGGTATGTGGGAGCAACACGCGCAAGAAATAATTTATATAAACTAAAAGCAAGAATAAAAAGAAATGAATATAAACATTTATAAGAATTTATATACAAACGTATATAAACCGAACGGGAGTGAGATGCCCTTTACTGGTGACTGGCAGCATCAGGCTTTAACGAGCGAAGTTGGTTCGATTTTCTCTACTCCCTATTTTGGATCTATGGTCGTTAAATCAACAACTGCCACACTAACTAAATACAGGAGAAAAAAATGATAAATATAAAAAGTGTAGAAAAAGAAGAAAATAGTAATACATATTTTATTACTTATATATTAAATAATCAAATATTTACTTATGGAGGAACTCCAGAAGAAATAGTTGAAGGACTTATTAAAAATTTTAAGAAAGGAAATAAAAATGACAAATAAAGATATGTTCGAAAGTGCGTTTCCACAAGATAAGCAGATAGGCGGGAGTCACTACAAAGACTTTCATATTCAACCCTATGAATTCATTTCTAAAAATGACCTTTCTTTTTTTCAAGGAAATGTTATTAAGTATGTGTGTCGTTATATGAATAAAAATGGCATACAAGACTTAGAGAAAGTAATTCATTATTGTGAATTAGAAATTAAAAAGATGCAAGATATGAAGAGGAAAAAATAATGTTAATGCCAACTACAGAATGGGTAGCACCTACAGAGTTTCCTGATTTAAGAAAAGCAGAAGAAATAGCAATTGACTTAGAGACAAGAGATCCAGATTTAAAGAAACTGGGTTCAGGAGCTATAAGTGGTAATGGTGAAGTTGTAGGTATTGCTGTTGCTGTAGATGGATATAAAAATTATTTTCCAATAGCACATGGTACAGGTCCAAACATGGACAGAGACAGAGTACTAAGATGGTTCAAAGATATTTGTGAATCACCTGCTACAAAAATATTTCATAACGCAATGTACGACGTATGTTGGATTCGTAATTTAGGTATTAAAATCAACGGTTTAATCGTAGATACTATGATTGCAGCATCATTAATTGATGAAAATAGATTCTCGTATACGTTGAATTCATTATCATGGATATATTTAAATAAAGGTAAAAATGAATCTTTACTAAACAAGGCAGCTAAAGAACGTGGATTAGATCCTAAAGCAGATATGTGGAAGATGCCTGCAAGTGAAGTAGGTTCATATGCAGAAGAAGATGCTGCGTTAACTTTAGAACTTTGGAATTACTTTAAGAAAATTATTATTGAAGAAGATTTACAAGGTGTATTTAATTTGGAGACTGATCTTTTTCCTTGTTTAGTTGATATGCGTCACCTAGGGGTGCGGGTAGATATCGAAAAAGCAAGTCAATTAAAAATAGCACTGGCAGCAAAAGAACAAAACCTCCTGCAACAAATAAAAATAGAATCAGGAGTAGATACTCAGATATGGGCTGCACGATCAATTGAAAAAGTTTTTC